CACCTGCAAGGAGAACCAGGTCGTGCAGACCCAGAGTATCCACGAGATCCCCGAGCAGGGGGAGGAGGCTCCGGCCCTCCCCCTGCTCGGCGCCCAGGCCCGCGCGCTCGGCGTGATCGGACGCCTCGCGCAGACCCACCCCCACCTCCCCGGTGGCTGCATCACCCAGAGCGACATCACCCCGAACGAGGTGGAGGTGATGTGCGACAGCCCGGCCGACGTCGAGAAGTGGCGCGAGGCACTGTTCATCGTCCCCGACCACCTGGTGTTCCGCGCCGGGAAGACCCAGGACTCGGTCAAGTTCAAGACCGAGCTGGACGGTGTGACGCTGATCGTCTGGTCCGTGGTCCGCGCCGTTTCGGCAGACGGGGCGGTGGCCGCGTGAACCGCGCCCTCGACATCGCGACCCGCCTGATCCGCGCATCCATCGAGGCGGGCGCGACCGACCCGGCCGCGCTCGCCGCGCTCGCCCTGGACCAGGCCCACCTCCTGGCCGTGCCCGGTCAGCTCCCCGCCGGCGAACCGCTGACCGAGCTGGAGGCGCAGGCCCTCGCGTGGGACCAGGCGTGCGCCCGGACCCGCCTGGTCGCCGACGCCATCCGGCAGCACATCGGCCAGCACCCCGAGGTGCAGTCCGTGGCCGTCGAAGGGACCCGGGTCCTGGTCGCGCTCCACGTCACCGATCAGGGGCAGTGGTCGCAGTGGCGCCGGTACTTCGCGATCGAGCACGACGGGGAACGGCCGCTGCCGTACGCCGTGTGCGGCGACGGGTACCGCGACGGTGTCCGCGTCTCGGTCGTCGCGTACGGGGTGCCGCAGGTTCGGGCCCGTGCGACGCAGGCGGCGGTCCGTCCGTACGAACTGGACGGCACGGTCTACGACTTGTCGCTCCGGCACCGTGACGCCGACGGTCGGATCTGGGTGCCGCAGGGGCACCGGATCGAGGACGGGATGCCGCTCCTGGCGGTCCACGGTCGGCCGGAGATGCTGTGCGCCCTGGCGAACGTCGTGACGCAGGCTGGCCCGCTCACCCCGATCCACCTCGGCACCCCCGCGCACGCTGCGAGGGGTGAGGCGGCATGAGCCTCTCCTCCCTCGCCATAACGGCGAAGCGCACGATCGAGGCCGCGTGGCGGTCGGGCCCGCTGTACGACCTGGCGACGCAGGCCGCCGAGGCACTGGAGGCCGCGGGGCTTCTCCAGTCCCCGGAGACCGCCGCCGAGCTGCACTCCGCCGGGATGCTCGCCGCCGCCGACCTGGTCGACGGCGCGTTCAACGGCGAACCGTTCCTCAACTACCCGCCGCAGTTCGCCGAGTGGATTCGGGCGAAGGTCACGGAGCAGAGCAGCCGCGCGGCGGCCGATGCCACTCCGGCGACGTTCTTTCGTCCTGGCCGTACGTACGTCCGTGACCTGCCGTTCCGCGCACCCGAGGACGTCCCCGCGTTCCAGTGCACGGCCGTCGCCGTGCACCCGACCGCGGACGAACTCCGCGCCTTCGGCTTCAAGCGCGCTGGTGCGGAGTCCCCGTGGCGGTCCACGGCGCTGCGCGTGCGGGAGTGGGAGGACGGCTGGACCGAGATCCGCAAGACCCGCCCGGACCGGCTGACGCGGACGTTCGCCCCGACCCAGGCCCTGCGCGAAGAGGACAACTGACGTGCGTATCCCCTACATCCAGAAGCGGTTCAACACGAGCAGCCGCGAGCTGATCGCCACCGCTGAGACGATCTGCCGCGACTACGCCGCCCAGGGATTCGACCTCACCCTCCGCCAGCTCTACTACCAGTTCGTGGCACGCGGCTACATCGCGAACAAGCAGACCGAGTACAAGCGCCTCGGCTCCATCGTGAACGACGCCCGGCTGGCCGGCCTCCTCGACTGGAACTACATCGTCGACCGGACCCGAAACCTGCGCGGACTCTCCCACTGGGAAGACCCGGAGTCGGTGATCCAGTCCGCCGCGTACGGCTACCGCACCGAGCGGTGGGCGCCGCAGCCTCACCGGGTGGAGGTGTGGATCGAGAAGGACGCCCTGGTCGGCGTGATCACCGGTGTCTGCCAGCGGAACGATGTCGACTACTTCTCGTGCCGCGGCTACACCAGCCAGAGCGAACTGTGGTCGGCGGCCCAGCGGATGAGCCGGTACGAGCGTGCCGGGCAGAAGCCGGTGATCATCCACCTCGGGGACCACGATCCCTCGGGTGTGGACATGACCCGGGACATCGAGGACCGGATGGCCCTCTTCGGCGCGAACGTCACGGTCCGCCGCATCGCTCTGAACATGTCCCAGGTGGAGGCGCACCGGCCGCCGCCGAACCCCGCCAAGCTCACCGACTCCCGTGCGACCGGCTACATCCGCGAGCACGGCCGGTCCAGTTGGGAGCTGGACGCGCTCGACCCGGCCATGCTCGACCGGCTGATCGAGACCGAGATCCACGCGTGGCGGGATGGCGACCTGTGGGAGCAGGAGACGCGCGTCATGGAGCGCGAGCGCACGATGCTGCGCGCCGTTTCCGAGCGCTGGTCCGAGGTGGCGGCGCTGGTCGGCGGTGATGAGCTGTGACCGCGTACTCCGAGATGTACCAGGCCCTGACCCGGGGCCGGCCGCTCCAGCCCACCGACGCTGCCGACCTCCTCACCCGGCTCCGCACCGAGAACACCGCCGAGCTGACGACCGCCGTCCACGCCGAGGTCTCCCGCGAGTACGAGCGGAACGACCGCGACACGGAGGCGTCCTGGCGCCGCAAGCGCCGCGACTACCGGGCCTTCATCTACGCCGTCAACCGCATCCGCATCGCCGCCGGATGCCAGCCCATCCCGTCCCGTCAGCGCATCCGGAGTACCGCACGATGACCTTCACCTTCACCCCCGCCACCCGCGAGACCGCCCGCGCCCGCATCGCCCTCCAGGGACCGGGCGGCTCCGGCAAGACCAAGACTGCTCTCCGCCTGGGCGAGGGCCTCGCGCAGGGCGGCGCGATCGGCGTGGTCGACACCGAGCGCGGCTCGGCCCTCAAGTACGCCCCCGTCCCCGGTCGCCCGGACATCGAGGCCCACGAGTTCGTCCACCTGCCGATGGCGTTCTGCTCCCCGGAGAACCTGATCGCTGCGGTCAAGGCCGCCGAGGAGGCCCGGCTGTCTGTCCTGATCATCGACTCCTGGTCGCACTTCTGGGCGGGGAAGGGTGGCCTCCTTGCCCGCGTGGAAGAGGAGGGCCGGAAGATCAGCGGCGGCAAGTTCTCCGCCTGGGACCCGGTCAACCGCATGGAGCAGGACATGCTCGACGCCCTGCTCGGCTTCCCCGGCCACGTCATCGTCACCATGCGGACCAAGAACGACTACGAGCTGACAGGCGGCAAGGTCAAGAAGCTCGGTGTCAAGACTGTTCAGCGTGAGGGCGCCGAGTACGAAGTCGACGTCGTGATCGACATGGTCGCTGGCACCGGCACCGTCACCAAGACTCGGTACACAGCCCTGGAAGACGCGTGCGTCCACCATCCCGGCGAGGACTTCGCCGTGGCCATCCTGGAACAGCTCGGCCAGGGCGTGGACCCGACCCAGGTGATCCTGGACGAGCTGGTCGCCGGGGTGACGTACCAGCGCGCGCTGGAGCTCCACGCGCGGGCGAAGGGCCGCCATCTCCTGAGCTCCGGCGTGCTGCACCCCGTGACCGGGGAGCCGTCCACGCTCGGCGTGCTGATCGGCGAGTACGGCTCGGCTGCCAAGCCGAACCAGCCGACCCCGGCCCCCGCCTCGACCCTGGCGGCGAACGACGCTCCGGCTTCCCCGCCGCAGCCCTCGGCCGCGCCTTCCCCGGCGCCCGAGGACGACGGGCGGGCGACCGCACCGCAGATGCGGATGATGCACGCGTGCTTCACCCGCGTCGGCCTCGGCGGCAAGGACGACCGGGAGCAGCGGCTCCAGGCGACCGCCCTGATCATCGGCCGCCCGATCGGCTCCGCGAACGAGCTGACCCGGGCCGAGGCGGCGACGCTCCTCGACACCCTCGGCGCGTACGGCGAGCGCGGCGAGACCGCCGCCGCCGACTTTGCCGCGATGGTCGCCGGGCTCGCCGAGACGGCCACCCCGTCCGCCGCCTGATCCACCACCGACCGCGGGCCCGCCCCCCACTTCCCCCTCAGCGGGGCGGGCCCGCACTCCCCAGAGAGGAGGCACACCCCGTGGTGGAGCCCACCCCCGAGCAGGCCGAGGCCGTTGCCGCGTACGGCGACGGAACGGACTTGGTCCTCCAGGCCGGCGCAGGCTGCGGCAAGTCCAGCACGCTCCGGCTCATCGCCCAGTCCGACCGGCGCGCGCGGATGACGTACGTCGCCTACAACCGTGCCATCGCCAACGACGCCAAGCGCTCATTCCCGATGAGCGCGACGTGCAGCACCGCGCACGGCCTGGCCATGGCCGGGATCGGCCGCCAGTACGCCCACCGCCTCAACGGCCCCCGGCAGACCGCACACCAGGCAGCGCAGGCCCTCGACGTCCCGCGCATCCTCGGCTACCCGACCTCCACCCCAGTGGTCATCAACGACAAGGGGGACAAGGTTCCGTTCCCGTCGAAGAAGATCATGCGGACCACGCTGGAGACGGTCACCCGCTGGTGCTACTCGGCCGACCCCGAGGTGACCGCGCGGCACATCCCCCGGCGCCCTGGGCTGGAGTCCCGCGAGGTCATCGAGCAGTTGGCGGACCTGGTGCTGCCCGTTGCTCGCGCCGCCTGGTCGGACCTGCGGCGGGCCGAGGGCGGCGTGCTGAAGTTCGCCCACGACCACTACCTGAAGATGTGGCAACTCGGGGCGCCGAAGCTGAACACAGACGTCGTCCTCCTCGATGAGGGGCAGGACACGAACGACGTCGTGGTGGACGTGATCCAGCGCCAGGAGCACGCGCAGCGGATCGTGGTCGGAGACTCCGCGCAGCAGATCTACGAGTGGCGCGGAGCGAACGACGCTCTGGCGAAGTTCACCGCCGGGGGCGCGCAGGAACGGACGCTGTCACAGTCGTTCCGGTTCGGGCCGGCCATCGCCGAGGCAGCGAACCGCTGGCTGTACGTGGTCGGCACCCCGATGCGGCTCACGGGGTTCGACCCCGTCGCCTCCGCCGTCGGCCCGGTCGACGACCCGGAAGCCATCCTCTGTCGCACCAACTCGGGTGCCATGCAGGTGGTGGTGGACGCCCTCGGCCGCGGGGTGCGTGTCGCCTTGGTCGGCGGCGGCTCCGACATGAAGCGCCTCGCGCAGGCCGCCGAGGCACTCCAGCAGGATCGCCCCGTCGATCACCCCGAGCTGGTCGGGTTCCCCAGTTGGGACTCCGTCCGGCAGTACGCCGACGAAGAGGCGGACGGCGCGGACCTCCGCGTCCTGGTCGACCTGATCGACGAGTACGGGGCTGCCGGTGTCATCACGGCGGCCGACGCGCTCGCCAATGAGGACCAGGCGGAGCTGGTCGTGTCGACCGCGCACCGTTCGAAGGGCCGCGAGTGGGACCGCGTTCGCGTCCACGCCGACTTCCGGGCGCCGACGCCGGACCCGGCGACCGGGCTGGTCATGGTCCGGCGGGAAGAGGCCCGGCTGGCGTACGTCGCCGTGACCCGGGCCCGCCTCCGGCTCGACGACAGTGCCCTGTCCTGGCTCGACACCGTGCACGGAGTGATCGCGTGACGCTCGCGCTCAACGTCGTCGTCGCGGCAGCCGCCGCCCTCATCGCCGTCGGGTTGTTCCGGGCCGTCGGCCGTCGGAGGACCCGCCGCCACGACCCACCGATCACGGCCATCGAGCGTCAGGCCGCGGACGACCTGGCCACGTGCTGGGCTCTCTGGCCCGACGCCGCGTCCCTGGTCCCCGAGGACTGGCAGTAGCCCAACCACACCCGTCACACCGAACGAAGGGGATGCCCGCGTGGGAGCCCGCCTGGTCGCCGAGGTGCTGCACACCTCCCCGGCGACGCTGACGCACCGCGAGTCGTGGGTGCTCGCGGTGCTGGCGGAGGACGCGGACGACGACAGCCGCACCACCCAGTCCAGCGTGGAGGACCCGGGCACGCTCCGCCGGGCCCGGGTCTCCCGCCCGCAGATGTACGCCGTCCTCCGCGAGCTGGCCGCGAAGGGCGCGGTCAAGCGGGTGGCAAGCGGGCAGCGGCACCAGGTCGCGGCGTACACCCTCCTACCGATGGGAGAGGCACCGGCGCCCACCGCGGTGCGGGAGCGGCCGGCCCGCGCCGCCGCACCTGCTGCGTGTCCGCCTGCCGCGCCGCAGCCGTCGACCGCCACAACCCGGCCGCCGCCACGCCGCCAGGCTGCGGCTCCCGACCCGGAGTTCGACCAGTTCTGGCAGTCGTACCCGCGCCGCGTCGGCAAGGGCACTGCGCGCACCGCGTGGGCCCGAGCCGTTCGCCGAGGGGCCGACCCGCAGCAGATCACAACGGCCGCGGCTCGGGCCGCTGCGCAGTGGCGAGCAGCCCACACCGAATCGCGGTTCATCCCCTACCCGGCGACCTGGCTGAACGGCGAGCGCTGGGACGACGAACCCGAGCCCCCCGCCACGCACAGTCAGCCTGCGCTGCCGGGCGCCCCCTCCTCCCGATACCACTCCGACCCTGCTGAACGAGGGATCTTCTGATGCAAGACCAGTACGGCCAGGCCGAGTTGGGCACCGCACAGCCCAACGACCTCGCCGCCGAGCAGGCGTACCTGGGCAGCCTCTCCTTCACCAAGGGGCGCGACCTTCGCCGTGTCCACCAGATGGTGGCCAGCGGCGACCTGTACCGGCCCGCGCACACCACGATCCACACCGTTGCTGGCGAGCTGGTCGACCGCGGGGAACCCGTGGACCCGATCACGCTGACGGCCGCGCTCCAGGCCGCCGGGGTGCTGCACAAGGTCGGCGGTGCCGCGTACGTTCACGAGCTGGCGCAGGTCGGCACCGGCGCCGCGTATGCCGACCACTACGCCGAGATCATCCGGGGGCACGCGCAGCGTCGGGCCCTGATCGCGGCAGGGCAGCGGATCGTGGCGGACGCGTACGACCCGGCGGCCGGCGACCCGGGCGACCTGGCGGAGCACGCCGTGGCCCTGGCGCGCGCGGTGCGGGACGCGGGCCGCGCCGCCGACGACAGCCCTGTCACGGACATGCACGACTTCCTCACCGTGGAGGACCACCACGACTGGGTGATTCCCGGACTCCTGGAGCGCGGTGACCGGCTGATCCTCACCGCCGGGGAGGGCGGCGGCAAGTCGGTGCTTCTGCGGCAGATCGCCGTTGCGGCGGCGGCCGGGGTGAACCCGTTCACGATCCAGCCGTCCGAGCACGGGCCGTGCAAGGTGCTGGTCCTCGACTGCGAGAACAGCGCGCCGCAGTCCCGCCGCCACTACCGCCTCCTCATGAACGCCGCTGCCCGCGCGCACATGCCTGTGAAGCGCGGCCAGTTGCACATCGACGTGCGGCCGGAGGGCGTCGACCTCACCCGCGCTGAGGGCCGCGCCTGGCTGATGCGCCGCGTGGAGTCCGTGATGCCGGACCTCCTGGTGATCGGCCCGATTTACCAGCTCCACACCGGTGACCCGTCCTCGGAGGAGCACGCCCGCAAGGTGACGGTGGCGCTGACCGAGGCGCGGACCACGGCGAACTGCGCGATGGTCCTGGAGGCGCACGCCCCGCACGGCTCCGGGTTCGGGCCGCGCGCCCTCCGCCCGGCCGGGTCGTCACTGTGGATGCGGTGGCCGGAGTTCGGGTTCGGCCTCCGACCCGTGCCGGACGAGAAGAGCGCCGAGGAGGACCGGGCCCGCCAGCTCGTGCCGTGGCGCGGACTCCGCGACGACAGGGCTTTCCCGACCTGGCTCCGGCAGGGGCAGACCGGCGGATGGCCGTGGGTGCCGTACACCCCGATCGACACCGACATCCGCGGCTACTCCAGCACCGGGGCCACCGGATGACGGCCGCCCGCCGCTGCCGGTTCTGCCCGAACCTGCTGCTGACCGAGGTGTCCCGGGCGCGCGGCTACGGCCCGGTCTGCGGTCGCCGGCGCGGACTGATCCCGCCGCCCGCGCCCCGCCGTCGCCCGGCAGCCGCGGCCCAGCTCGACACCGGGCCGACCGTCCACCCCGACCAGCTGGTCATCCCTGTCCAGCCGATGCTCCCGCAGGAGACAACGACGTGACCACCGCCCCGGCCACCGTGCCGCCCGAGATCCTCTCGGCCATCCTCCGCAACCCCGACAACCCCCTGTTCCCCTGCCGGATCGGCGTCTTCTGCGACACCTGCGGGACCACCGTCTCCAGGGACTACCTGGTGTCGGAGGAGCAGACCTGGCCCGAGCGCCTGGACGTCGCCCGTACGCACCTCCGCGCCGAGGGCTGGCAGGCCGACCAGTTCGGCGACTTCTGCCCACAGCACGCACGGCAGACCGCGCCGCGCACTGCGCTGGAGGCGGCGCAGCAGCTCGCCGTCGCCGGCCACCACTCTCACCTGCACGCCGAGGGACAGTCCCGCTGCATCAGCGGCCACTGCCCGCCCGCGTCCCGCATCGACCCCCGATAGGAGCACCCATCTCATGTCTCTCCCCACCCTTACCGGTGTCGGCCGCCTCACCGCCGATCCGGAGCTGAGGTTCACCCAGTCCAGCAAGGCCGTGGCAAGCGTCCCGCTCGCCTTCAACTCCCGCCGTCGCAACCCGCAGACGAACGAGTGGGAGGACGGCGATGTCTTCTACATCCGCGGCACCGCGTGGGAGAAGCTCGCGGAGAACGTCGCCGAGTCCCTCGCCAAGGGAATGGAGGTGCTGGTCTCGGGCGACATCCGTACGGAGTCGTGGGAGAAGGACGGCGTCAAGCAAGAGCGGCCGGCCCTCCTGATCCGCAGCATCGCGCCCAACTTGGCGTGGGCAACGGCGCAGGTGACGAAGGCCGGAGCGAGCGGCGCGCAGCAGCAGAACAGACAGCAGCGGCCCCCGCAGCAGCAGCGCCGCCAGGGCCCGCCGCCCGGGGACGACCCGTGGTCCACCGGCCCCGCCACCACCGGCCGCAGCGGCGGCTACAGCTCCGACGAACCGCCGTTCTGATGGCCGCCCTGCTGCGCCTCCCCGACGGCACCCAGTCCGCCGCCGAGATTGTGGAGGCCCTCCTGGTCGCCGCTGACACCCGCACCGGCACCGCGCCCGAACTGGCCGCCCGCTGGCGGGCCCTGGCCAACAGCATCGGGGACGCCCTCGACGCGCTCCCCGCACCGCCGTACTGACCCACCCTCCCGGACCGGGGGCCCCGCGCAGGGCCCCGCCCCGGCTCAACGACCGGAGCACACACCGTGTTCGGAACCACTAGGCGTCAACTCCGCGCCCGCCTCGCCTCCCTCCAGGAGCTGCTTGCCGAGACGAGCGGCGCCCACCTGGACCACCTCCTGGAGTCGGCCGCCGACGTGGTGCGGGTCGAATCCCGCCTGCATCGCGCGCTCCGCGGCTGCGCCCGCTGGCGTGCCGAGGCCGGCCGCCAGCACCGCACCGTCCACCTCCTCGCCGAACAGCTCCTCGACGCGACGTCCGGGACGAACGCCGCCGCCAGGGCCGCGCTCGGCCTCCCCGCCGCCGACCCCTGGGCGCGCGCGGTTGACGGGCTCAACGCCCTCACCGACGCCGGGCTCACCGCATACGCCGCCCCCGACGGCACGCTCCGCCACCTCTCCGGGCCGGAGCACCTGGTCCGCGACCGGACAACCGACCGGTGGGAGTTGCACCGGTGACCGCCGCCGCCTTCGCCGCCGGCCTCCACGTCCGCGACATGGACCGCACGCCCACCGCTGACTGGCTGTGCCACTGCGGTGTGCACGAGCGTGCCGTCGGCCGTGACGGCGTCACCGGCCTATGCGACCGCGCCACGATCGGACGCTGCCCCCACACCACAACGCTTCCAGGGAGTACCCGGTGACCACCGACCGCCCCGACCACGCCCCGTTCACCCGCGGGTTCCGACTCGTCCTCCCCAACGGCCAGCACCTGGACGGCGCCGCGTTCCCGTCCGGCCGCACCGTTCTGCTGGACGACCCGGAGTTCGGGTTCGCCACGGGCGCCACGTCCCTGGACGAACTCCTCCTCGGCTACCACGGCGCCCGCGTGGTGTGGGCGGACGACGCCGCCCACACGGCAACGGAGGACGGGCGGCGGCTGACCGTCGACACGATCACCAGCAACCAGCTGGACGCACTCCTCCTCCAGGCTGCGCGCATGCAGCATGCCGTCCAGCAGTACGCCGAGCTGCGCGTGCGCCTGGAGGACGCGGAGGCCGCGGTGATCCGCGCCCACGAGTGGGCGGACGAGCTGGACAGCACGGGCCAGCTTTTCCGGAGCGCTGGCGGCACAGACGTTTGCGCTTTCGCCGCTGGCTTCCGCATCCGCCTCGGATACGACCCTCGTACCGCCAGCGCCTCCCGCGATCAGTCCTCCACCGCCTGAGCCACAAGCACGACCAGGAGCACGACGTGTCCGCAGTCGAAGACCTCATCACCATCGCCACCTTGTGGCCTCACCTCCAGGACGCGGCTGACGCCCGCCCGGTCACTACTTGGCCGCCGACAATGGGCGTCAGCCTCCTCCTCGACGCGGAGGCCCGGGAGTCCCGGGACGCCGCGCTGCGGGAGGAGCGTGCGGACTCCAACCCTGACGCCCCCGGTCCTCGGCCGACGCCCGTCGACATCGACGTCCTGGACGTCATGACGACCGTCGCCGAGGGGCTGTCGACAACGGCGGAGTGGCTCGCGTCGCGGGTGCAGCGGCCCCCGGTGGCGGCGCCGCCGATGGGCCGCGGGTGGACGGACGCGGCGCACCGGGAGGCTGTGCTCCTGGCGGCCCGGGACGCGGCTGACGCCCATCGGTGGCAGTTCCGCGGGCTGGTCGCGCCAGCGCCCGTCTCCGCGGAGTGGCTGCACGCCCGACTCGTACGCGAGGGCGCCGACGACGGCCCGTTCCGTACCGTCACCGCCGACGAGCTGGACGCAGTCGAGCACATAGCGCGCATGGGTGCGGAGTTGGTGCGCCGCGCCCTCGGCTCCGCACGACGAGTCACACCCGTGCCGCACCCGTGCCCGGCACCATGCGGCGGCCGACTCCAGGTCGAAGGCGGGGACGGACGCGACCCGCTCGTGCGCTGCCGCAAGTGCGGCCGCACCTGGGTTGACACCCCGTCCGACGCAGCCTGACGCCCGTCAAGACCCGTACCACCTGGCGCAGTTCACCCAGACCGCGCTACCGTCATGGACGGCAGATGCCCCACGCAGGGCGTCACCTCCACAACTGATCGAGCCCCGGACACGGAGATAGCAGCTCCGGCCGAGGCTCTGACCACAGGAGAGTGACCTCCTATGGCTGAGCTGCACCCTATCGGTGCCCTGCCTACGTCCAACAGCCCGGCCCAGCGCGGGACTCACGCCGCCCTCGGCAGCATCGCGGGCGCTCTGATCGTCGTCCTCACCATCGTGTCGCTGTGGCTCTCATACGAGCACCTGCACGACGTCGGCGCCGCCCACGGATTCGCCGGCGACTCCTGGCGCGCATGGGCCTGGCCCGCCACCCTGGATTGCTTCTACGCCACCGGCGAGGTGCTGATCCTGCGTGCCGCCCTCGCGCACCGCGTCGACTGGTGGGCAATCCTCCTCCTCGTGTTCGGCGCCGGCGGGTCCATCGCGCTGAACATCGCGGGCGTCGGCCCTGACGCTGACGCCCTGGACTACGTCGTCGCCGCGGTCCCCCCGGTCGCCTCGCTCCTCGCCTTCGGCGCGCTGATGTCGCAGATCTTCCGGCACCTCGCAGGCGCCACCGCGACGGCCCCCGTCACCGTGCCACCGCCGCCGCTGACGGCCCCCGTCGAACCGGCTGACGCCCCGACGCCCGCCGTCACCGAGCCGCCGGCCCCGGCATGGATCGGCACCATCCCCGTCAGCGCCCGGCTCCTGCCGACCGCCACTCCGTGCGGTACCGCGCCCCGGCCGCCCCAGGCATCCGCGCGCCCGGTCTACGCCGACGCACGATGCGCCGTCATCCGCCCGCTGTACGACGGCGGCACCCGCCCCGGCACGAAGGCGATGCGCGCCGCGCTGGAGGCTGCCGGGTACGGGCCTCTCTCCGACGGCACGCTGCGCGGCACGATCCGTGGCGAGATCGAGCGCCTGGAGCCGTACCTGGAGGCGTTCCCGCCGGCACCCGTTGCCATCACGGCCTGAACTGCGCCTGGTGGCCGTCGTCTTCGGCGTGTTCTGCGCTGCCTGCGCGCTCTGCGCGCTGGTGCTCCTGGCTCTCGTGGCCCCCCGCGACGTCCCTGCCATCACCGGGACGACCGCGCTCATTCTGACTCTGGCCGCGCTCGGCGTGGCCGTCCTGCACTGAGGACCCCTTCGTGAACCGTCCGATCGTCCCGACGCGGATCATCCCGCCGGGCGCACCGCTCCCCGCCCGTCCGCCCGCCGAGGGCGAGGTGCCGCCGTGGCACTCGCGCCCGGCCGCCCCGCCTGCGCCGCCCGTCGCGCCCCCGCCGCCAGCCCCGGCCGCTCCGGCGCCCGAGCCCCCGCCCGCCCCGGTGGAAGTGCGTCACGTCCACGAAGTCCTCCTCGTGCCGCCCGTCCCCGCCGTACCCGGCATGTGGGCGCGCGTCCGCGGATGGCTGGTGACCTGGCGCATGGGCGTCGCCGTCACCCTCGCCGTGACCCCGTGGTTGAACGGCCACTCGCCTGTCGGCGCCTGGTCCCACGCCCTGCACGACGCCCGCACGGAGGCCGGCGTCCCGGCCGCGTACATCATCGCCACCGCGGCGCTCGCCTCGGCGGTCGAATTGGACCGGCACACCGGGCGGGCGGTGCCGCGGTTCCTGCTGGTGACTGCCGGGCTCGGCGCGTTCGGCGTCGTCTCCTGGTGGGACCCGATCCTGCTGCTCACGGGGGTGAAGCGGTGACGACAACCACCCTCACTTTCGCCGGGCTCACCGCGGCCCTGGTCGTCCTGTACGCGAACCTCCGCCCGTGGTGGGCGGGCGACCGCGCGGTGAAGAAGCTCGCCGCGTTCGGCAAAGGCGCCGGGGGTGCAGCGCTGGCAGCGACCTGCCCCGGTGGCATCCTCGGCTGGACGCACTCCCACAGCGGTGCCCTGGCGAACAGCTCGGGCGCGGTCGGCGGTCGACTGTCGACGGGCACCAGCTCGGCGTCCGTGCTCTCCGGCGGCCAGCTTGCCGGGCTCGGCGCCACCGGCGCGATCGTCGTCATCCTCGGCATGACGGCCGTCGTCCTCGCGTGGAAGGCGAGCAGCCCCCGGGACCGACTCCGCCTCGCCGGGGGTGCGTTCGTCGGCAGCACGTTCCTGCTGACGGCCGGAGTCGCCGGAGCCCTGAGCTGGCTCCCGGCCGCGCTGAACGGCGCTGGCGCCTCCGTCGCCTCGGCTTTCCAGGCGGGGCTGTGAGCCGCCTCGGTGGGGCGGCCGACCGCCTCACCGCCGGGTCCCGAACCGTCGCCTCCGGTCTCGGACGCCGCGCTGCGGCGTGGGTGGCGCGCGGGCGCCGCGACGACCTCACCGGCTGGCGCGCGGCGCTCGGCTGCTGGGCACGGCTCGGCCTCCTGGCGCTCATCGCGTACGGGGTCTGGCGTGCGGTGCGCGCAGTCCCGAACGTGCTGTGGCTGCTGTCGGTGGCCTGGCTGATCGACGCGTGGCGCGTCGGCGGCCGGGCGTCTGCTCCCGCCCCGGAGGCGCCCTCGGCCCCGAACGCGAGCAACGTCCGTGCGCTCCTCCTGGAGGTGATGGGCGACGCCTCCGCGGTACACCTCCGGACGGTCCTCGCGCACCTCCAGGAGCGCGGCCTGTGGGAGGGCCGCACGGTGGCCGACCTCCGGGCCGGGCTGGAGGCCCTCGACATCCCCGTCCACGCCAAGGTCAAGGCGGCCGGCTCCAAGAGCCCCACGCGGGGCGTCCGCCGCGCCGACCTGGCCCCTTCCCCGGCGCCCGCCGAGGAGACGTCTACCGGGGCGTCTACCGCCGCGTGACCTGCGGGTCTACCCGCCGATCTACCCACCATCTCCCCGGCATCTACCGGGTCATCTACCTCCGGGACGGCCGTCCGCCTGGCAGCAAGCCGACCGCCCCGGAGTCCCCATCCCGTACGAGACAGGAGCGCCATCATGGCACTCGGCTGGAAGAAGCCACCCGCCCCCGACGACCCCCGGTTGAAGGGGCACGAGACGACCTACGCCGCATCCCGCGGCGGGTGGGTCAAGACCACGAAGCGGCCCGTGCCGGGCACGAAGAAGAAGGAGAACGGGTGATGAGCGAGCGTGTGACGGTTCGGGTGCTTTTGCTGATCGGCGACCAGGCCGAGGTGGTGGCGGATGTCCCGGCGGAGGAGCGGGCGGAGCCGGTCCGGTACTCGGCGGCGGAGATCGCCACCGCCGTGGGGGTGGCGATCCGCGATCTTCCGGGGCGCCGGCTGACGGCCGTAGTCGGCTCGGGCGACCTGTTGTCGGGTTGGGCGCTGGCTTGATCCTGCGGTGAGGGGGTGGCCCTCGGCCTGGTTCGGGTCGGGGGCTTTTCCTCACCCCAGGGTGTTGCATTCGACTACCTGCGTGCTGTAGAGTACTACTCAAGAGGTGAGGGGCTGCGAACCCCACAACCTCCGAACCATCTCAACTCAACAGTGGAAGGACAGTCACATGGCTGACCGCAACGACGAGGTGATGAGCACTCTCGCGCTCACCATCTCGGAGGTCTACTCCCTTCTCGTCCACGTTTGCGGGATGCTCCCGGTGCCGATCGGCCTGCCGAACGACAACCACATCCCCGCCAGCGACGCCATCCCCGCAATCCGGCGGGTGACCGAACTGGCCGCAGACCAGCCCATGGGTGAACTCCAGATGGTGAAGCTCTACTCGGGCGCCATCCACATCCTGGCCGCCTTGGACCTCTTCGGTCTGTGCTCGATGGCGTACCACGACACCCGGGCGGACGGGGTGGCCGCGATCCTCCTGCTCGCACAGGAGGACCTGGAGAGCCTGGAAATCTGGCTCGCGATCCACGCGGCGCCGCAGGAGGACTGATCCAAAGCTCCGGCCCCCGGCATTCAGTCGGGGGGCCGGAGCTCCACTGAGAATGAGAGACCGGCGAGGGCCGGGCCGGAGCCCTCGGCGCAAGCGCCGCTGCGAAACCCTCACCGGTCGAACCATCCACCCAACAGGAGGACAGACCCCCATGGTAGACCGCGCAGACGGGCCCGCACCGGCCCGCAAGGGCCCGCCTGCGGCCGAGACCTTCCCCGAGATCGCCGCACGCACCGGACGCCCCCTGACGACCGTCTCCAAGACGTGGTCCCGCCACCCGGCGTGGCCCGAGCGGCTCCCGGAGAAGCGCGGTCGCTACGCCCAGTTCGACCGAGCTGCCGTGGACCGGTTCATCCGCGAGCACATCGAGCGCCGGGCCGTGATCCTCGAACCGCGCCGCCTCTACACCGCGGCCGAGTTGGAGGCCGCTGGGGTCGGCATCACCGCCGGCACCATCCGGGCCGACCTCACCCGGCGCCGCTGGCCCGAGCCGGACAGCACCGCCGACGGGGTCAACCGCTGGCGCGGGGAGACCGCAGCCGCCACCCTCGCCGGGCGCCGCGGGCACCGACGCACCGCCCCGGAGGCGTAGACCGTGTGGTCCAGCATCGTCGCCGTCCTCGGCACCCTCGCCGGTGCCGCCCAGGACGAGTAGCCCTCCACCGCGACGGCTCGCACCCACCCGGTGCGGGCCGTCGCGCATCCGGCGCCCCTCACCATCGTTGGCCCGGCGTGAACCTCACCAAGATCGCCATCGCAGGAGCAGCCCTCACCCTGGCTTTGTTGTCCGCCGCCCCGGCTGCCGCGGACGTCCGCCGCGGACCTTGCGGTCGACTCGCCGACCCCAGCGACCGCCGGTGCTACGCCGTGAACGACAGCGCCGGCCCTTGGATCGCCCTCCACATCCGGACTCACAACGGGCACGACTCCGCCTGGACGGACGGGTACGTCTCCGACGGGGGCCACCTCTGGATGGAAGTCAGCCACGCGGGACGGACGCGAACGGTCAGCCGGATGACGGCACCGCGCGACGGTGCGGGGGGCCAGTCCCTGCTGGGCAACTACCGCATGCACGTCTACGACGGCCCCGGGTATCGCGTGCGCGCCTGCGGCGACCAGGCGAACGGATCATCGCACCACGTCTGCACCGCCTGGCACTGAACCGGAGGGACGGCCCCGCTCTCAGTGTCTCGGATTCCCTGACACTGAGCGGCCGTCAGTGTCCGCGAATCCCGGACACTGACACACCTCAGTGTCCGGGAAAACCGAACCCTGAACCCGTACTTCAGTGTCTCGGAATCCCGGACACTGAACCCCTCTCAGTGTCCGCAAAACCGAGACACTGAGACCGCCTCAGTGTCCGCGAATCCCGGACACTGAGAACGGGACCGACGCACTTCGCCGCAGGTCACAGCCCCAACCCCCGTTCAGCGTCCGGGATTCGCGGACACTGAACCGCGTGTATATGTCTTTAGAAGATCACTAAGAACACATACACACAGCAGCACCGGCCGCGCTGCGCACCGGACTTGCCCCCGAGGCCGACCCCGTGTGATCATCACGGCAAGTCCGGCGTGCCCGGACGCGGAAGCCCCGCCAGCGAGCGGGGCTCACGTATGTCACGGCACGATCAACTCACCCCCCACGCAGGCCCGTACGAGGCACCCTGAGCCTCACCACGACGTTCCGGGGGGAACCATGACCGAGCCGTCCTACACCGACGTACACCGCGCCGTACGCGCCGAGAAGACCCGCATCTGGGCCGCCTGGCTCTCCGGCGGCATCATCTGGCTGATCATCACCAACGCCACCCGCAACGTGGCCGTGGTCTCCGTCATTACCCAGGTGCTCCTGGTCGTCCTCGGCATCCTCTCCACCTACGGCGCCGTACGCATGACCCGCGCCCTCAACCGCAAGGACGACACGGCACGCAGGAACGTCCTCGGCGACTACTGACCGACCGGGAGGCGCCCGTGGCCAACAACCCCCGCGACGGGCGCCCCTACCGCCGACTCACCGCCTACCAACGCGCCCTCGGCCTCCCCTGCTGGATCTGCGGCCACCAGATCGACTACCGGCTCACCGGCCTCGACGGACAGCGCGACCCCTGGGCGTTCACCCTCGACCACGCCGTCCCCATCAGCCTCGGCGGCGACCTCACCGACCCCGCCAACGCACGCTCAGCGCACCGCCGTTGCAACTCAGCACGCGGCAACCGCGCCATCGGCACACCCACCGCCAGCCCACCCGCACGACGATCACGAAGATGGTAAGCATGGTCACTCTCGGTCCCGTGGACAGCGATGACCCCCGCGCCGATCTGCCTTGGCATTGCCGCTGGCCCCTCGCCTGCGACAACGACCTCACCTGTCCTGGCTGCCACCCCGCAGGCACCGACGCAGGATGCCGCTACTGCCAGGCCAGAACCACGCAGCAAGCCGCAGCGACGATCCCCGCCCGGCTACAGCCACGCCAACGCCTGCCACCGCCACGCTGGTACGAGTACAGCCGCACCGCCACCGGCGTTGCCTACTGGCTGCGGTTCCTCATCGGCGAGCCCCGCGAATTCGCCTACGTCGTCCCCCGCCGCATCGCCTGCCGCCTCCTCCGCTGGCACAACCGCACCTGCGCCGGACGACCCGCACCACACCCGAGGAGATGGTGAACATGAGCAACGCAGAGCAGAGCTTCGGAGACTGGCGCACCGAGCATCAGCACCGCGCTCAGGCCCACGCCTGGCACTACGCCGAGCAAGCCACCGCCGAGAGCGAACAGGCCATGGAATACAAGGACGCCGCCGAGGACGACCGTCACGCCGACACCACCTGGCTGCGCGACCTCCGAGCCTCACACCGCCGCATGGCCGAACGCCACGGCGCACGATCCTCCGAGGCGCTCCGTCTCGCCGAGATGTGGGCCCGCGTCTCGGGAGCCCTCGTCAACGGCGAACAGCCACTCTTGGCCACGCTGGAGGTCCACGAGTCGCAGAGCCTCGGCTGATCCGCCGTGCTCTACGTCGTCACCGGCCCGCCAGCCTCCGGCAAGTCGAGCTGGATCGAGGCGCGCGCCCGGTCGACGGACATCGTCATCGACCTCGACCGCCTGGCCCTCGCCCTCGCAGGCCCCGGCGCCCCCAACTGGAAGCACGCCGAAACCCTCCTCCGCGTCGCGCACCGAGCCCGGTACGCCGCCATCGACGAGGCACTCCGTCACCGCGACCAGGTCGACGTCTACCTCATCCACACCATGCCCTCGCCCAAGTGGCTCGCCCGCTACCGGCAGCACGACGGGACGATCATCACCGTCGACCCCGGACACGACATCGTCATGCAGCGCGTACGGGACATGCGCGACCCCGCCATGATCGCGGTAGCCACCCGCTGGTACCGCGACCGCGCACGACGGCGCGACCACCAACCCACCACCCGCCAGACCTCCCGCACCTGGTAGCCGACACCCCACCATCAGGCAGACGCCCGCCCCCGGCACCCCCCGGCGCCCCACCCCCACCCGGTGGCCGGCACCACCCGCCGACGACGACGCGCGAGCAGCCGAACCGATCATCACGCTCAACCGATCGAATCGGACAAAGCCGACGCGAGACCGCGAGCAGCCGACCCCGCCCCCTGGAGGGGAGGGGGGCCCAAGGTCATCGCGAGCAACCCTTCCCGGGCGACCCACACGCCCTTCTTGGTCGGTTTTGCGCGTGGGCCTCCATCAAGATCAACTCCACGCGAACCGAGTTGGACGTGATTAGTGAGCGCCCGCCTGCGGGCCGCTCCCCCCGGCGCGGCTGGGAAAGCCTCCGGCGGCCGAGAGGCCGTCAACGGGCCGTGCGGGGCCGTTCTCGCCGCTACTTCGACCTTCGCTTCGCCGCCTCATTCGGCCTGGTCGCCGTGCTGTTCACGCGAGCTGAGTTCGACTCACTTAGCAAGGGGGACGGAGTGGACGTAGAGGCCAAGACCCTCGTCGAGATCGAGCATCTCCAGATCGGCGAGCGCGCGCCCGGTCTGGTCGCTGTGGCCCTGGAGCTGGCCCGGCAGCTTGACGAGTGCGAGGCGCCGACGTCGGCCGCGGTGGTTGCGCGGGAGCTGCGGGCAACGATGTTGGAGCTGCGGAAGCTCGCCCCGCCAGCGGCTGCGAAGGCGGACCCGCTGGACGAGATCGAGGAGCGGCGGAAGCGGCGGCGCGGTGCCTGACGACGTCACCCTCTACGGTGCGCAGCGCCCGCGGATCGAGACCGTCCCCCCGTACGTCTCCAGCTCGGGCCAAGAAGCCGCCGAGCTCGCGGCATCCGCCGGCCTGGTTCTGGACCCCTGGCAGCAGCACGTCCTGGACGTCGGGCTCGGCGAGAAGTCGGATGGCTCCTGGGCCGCGTTCGAAGTCGCGGTGAACGTCAGCCGGCAGAACGGGAAGGGCTCGATCATCGAGGCCCGAGAGCTGGCCGGGCTGTTCCTTTTGGACGAGCCGCTGATCATCCACAGCGCGCACGAGTTCAAGACAGCGCTGGAAGCGTTCCGCCGGATCGAGTCGCTGATCATGAACTACGACCACTTGCGCAAGCGGGTGGCGAGGGTGCGGCGGACCACTGGGGAAGAAGCGATCGAGCTGTTGCCGCAGCGCGGCGCCGCCAGTGGGAACCGACTCCGGTTCCTCGCCCGCAGCGGTGGCTCCGGCCGAGGGTTCACCGGCAAGACGCTGATCCTGGACGAGGACATGGTCTTGGGCGACGACGCGATGGGCGCGCTGATGCCCACGCTCGCCGCGCTGGAGGACCCACAGGTCTGGTACCTGGGCAGTGCCGGGATCGGCGCCCTGTCCGTGCAGCTCGCCCGGCTGCGGCGCCGCGCGCTGGCCGCGCTGGAGGCCGGCGTCCCGGACCCGTCGCTGGCGTACCTGGAGTGGTCGATCAGCCCGCACGTACGGGAGTGCCCGCCCGGGTGCACAGACCACGACGACCCGGCGGCGCCGGAGTCCGTGGCCCGCGCGAACCCCGCGCTCGGCTACCGGCTCTCGCTGGAGCACACCGAGCGGGAGCGCCGCACGATGGCGCCCGAGATCTACGCCCGCGAGCGCCTCGGCGTCGGCGACTACCCGTCAGATGAGGCGGACGCGTGGGCGGTGATCGGCCAGGACGCGTGGGAGGCCCGGACCGTGCCCGAGTCGAGCGCGGAGGACCCGGTGGCGTTCGCGGTCGACGTGACGCCGGAACGCAGCCACGCATCCATCAGCGTGGCCGGGCAGGCACCCGGCGGTGGGGTGCACGTGGAGGTTGTGGACAACCGGCCCGGCACCGCGTGGGTGGAGGCCCGTGTGGAGGCCCTGGCGCGGAAGTGGGCACCGAGGTGCTTCGTGGTCGACCCGGCGTCGCCCGCTGGCTCGCTGCTGCCCGCGATCAAGCGCGGCCTGCGGCGTGCACTGCTGCCAGAGGGCGAGGAGCTGGCGGACGAGTTGGGCATGGAGGACGAGCTGGACCTGGAGGGCACTCCCAAGCTGGCGGCCCCCATCGTCACGGTGACGGCTCGCCAGTACGCGCAGGCGTGCGGGCAGTTCTACGACGCTGTGGTGGGCGGCCAGCTCGTGCACCTCGGCCAGGCCCCGCTTGCTACCGCCCTCGCTGGGGCCCGCAAGCGCGACCTCGGCGAGGCGTGGGCCTGGTCCCGCCGGTCGCCTGGCGTCGACATCAGCCCGCTCGTAGCCGCAACCCTCGCCCCGTTCGGGCTGGACGCCGAGATCGAGGAACAAGAGGAGGACATGGAGCCGTGGGCCGAATTCGCGTGACGCCGACGGGCAGGGCCCGCGCCGGAGTGCTGACCGGCGGGACGCTCGCCGCCGCCGGGGCCGGCCTCGGACTCGGGCTCGCCGTCGGCCTGGCCGTCGCCGGCGTCCTCCTGGTCGCGTACTGCCTGCTACTGATGGACGTCAGCGCCACCGGACCGGGAGGTGACGGCACGTGACGAACCTCTGGCAGGCCGCCCGCCCGGCACCAGGCCGTACTGCATCCCGGGACATAGCGACGATCGACGACTACATGGAGGCCGTGCAGAGCGCTCTGGGATACGGCGGCTGGTCAGCCCTCGGGATCAGCCAGACGCAGCCAGGGCAAGCGGCGGAGAAGGCGCCTACGGACCTTCCCGGGTACGCGCAGCTCTTCGCCACGAACCCGATCGTCTGGGCCTGCATGGTCACCCGCCAGATGGTGTTCTCGGCGCCGCGGTTCATCTGGCAGCGCCTCAACAACGGCACCCCCAGTGCCCTGTTCGGGTCGACGGAGCTGGCCGTTCTTGAAACGCCGTGGCCCGGCGGGACGACGCAGGATCTCCTGTCCCGGGTGATCCAAGACGCCGACCTGGCGGGCAACAGTTACTGGACGCTCGCCGGGGACGAGCTGGTGCGGCTCCGGCCGGACTGGGTGTACATCGTCCTGGAGCGCCGCCAGTTCCGCGGCGGCAACCTCGGCTGGCGGCGAATCGGCTACCTGTACCAGGAGCCCGGCGAGGACCCGGTGCCGCTGCTGCCGGAAGAGGTCGTGCACTTCGCGCCGGTGCCGGACCCGCTGGCCACGTACCGCGGCATGTCCTGGCTGACGCCGGTGGTCCGCGAGGTCATGGCTGACAACCAAATGTCGAAGCACAAGCGGAAGTTCTTCGAGAACGCCGCGACGCCGAACATGGTGGTGAAGCTCGACAAGGCCGTGGGGCCCGACGCGTTCGCGAAGTTCAAGGCCCGGATGGAGACCAACCATCGGGGCGTGGACAACGCGTACAAGACGCTCTATCTGGGCGGCGGAGCCGACGTCACCGTGGTCGGCAAGGATCTGGAACAGATCGACTTCCGGTCGGTGCAGGGCGCTGGGGAGACCCGGATCGCCTCGGCGGCATCGGTGCCGCCGGTGATCGTCGGTCTGTCCGAGGGGCTCCAGGCCGCGACGTACAGCAACTACGGGCAGGCTCGCCGGCGTCTCGCGGACGGGACTGCGCACCCGCTGTGGCAGAACGCTGCCGGGTCGTTCGGTCATCTGATCCGGCCGCCGGGCGGCGGCGCGTCCGGTGCGGTCCGTCTCTGGTACGACGCCCGCGACGTGCCGTTCCTGCGCGAGGACGCGAGCGACGCGGCCACGATCCAGGGCATCCAGTCGCGCACGATCCGCACCCTGGTGGACGCCGGGTACACCCCGGAGTCCGTCATGGCCGCCGTGACCGCCTCGGACTGGACCCTCTTGGTCCACACCGGGCTGTTCTCCGTGCAGCTCCAGGCGCCCGGCACGAGCGCCTCGGCCGCCGACCAGACGCGCGCGCTCGCCGCCGCGCTGGAGCGCGCCATCCGACCGCCGTCCATAGAGGGAGGGGCTTGAGATGCCCGCCATGCAGACCGCCGCCCGCGAACTCCTGCGGTCGGTCCCGTTCCAGATGGTCCGCGCCGATGACGCGACCGAGGGAGACGATGGCTGGACGCTCACCGGCTACGCCGTGACGTTCGGCCAGGAGACCGAGATCGATTCCTGGGAAGGGCGCTTCTTCGAGAAGGTCCGCCAAGGAGCGTTCCGGAAGACGTTTCGGGAGTCGCCTCCGGTGTGCCAGTTCGATCACGGCCGGCACCCGCTCATCGGCAGCATCCCGATTGGCGCGTTCCGGGAGCTGCGCGAGGACGACCAGGGCGTGTTCGTCAACAACCGGATCACGAACAACTGGCTGATGCAGCCGATCCGGGATGCCATCGCTGAGGGCTCGATCACCGGAATGTCGTTCCGGTTCGAGGTCGTCCGCGAGCAGTGGACGGACGCGCAGGGCAAGGTTGTGCGGCCCGAGGAGGTCGCCGAGCTGCTGTGGAACCCGGGCGACCGCGGCCCGCTCCACCGCGAGCTGATCGAGGTCCGGTGCCGCGAGCTGGGCCCTGTCGTGTTCCCCGCGTACACGGGCACCAGCGTGTCCGTGCGCGCCCGGGACCGCGCCGCCGAGCTGGCCCGCGACGGCGAGTTCGCACGGAACGTCCGCGCGTCCCTCGCCCGGTCCGCCGCCCCCGCGGCCCCGCCCGTGCCCGACGACCAGGAGCTGCGCCGCGAGGTCGCCGCCGCGCTCCTCTACCCGACCGCGACCCCTGAGCTTGCCCCGGTACCGGCCGCGCCGCCGGCCCCGCCGGAGCCGTCCGCGCCGCCCGCCCCCGGGCACCTGGACACCCGTACCACCGGCACGCCGCCCGCCGGGCACCTGCCGCACCAGACACCTGACGCGCCGCCCGCTCCAGGGCACCCGTCGCCCGATCCGGACACCGACCGCCGCCGAGCCCACATCACCGAGGTGTTGGGGCTGATGCGCGGCACGCTGGCGTCCATCGCAGACAAGGACGACTGACCATGCCCGTACAGCTCAGCCACCCGCAGGCGGTCATCCGCCTCCAGGACATCACGGCCGAACTGGAGCGTCTCGAAGGGCTCGCGGAGCTGACCCGCGAGGACGAGCAGTCCTTCGACGAGCTGACTCGCGAGTTCGCCGAGGTCGACGCGCACCGCCGGCAGATGGAGCGCACCGCCGCGCTGGAGCGCATCCGTGGTGCCGCCCCCTCGAACGGTGGCCGCCGCCCGGCCGCGACCGCCGTGCAGCCGGGGACCGCGTTCACCGGCCGCGACTACGACGCGGACCCGATCCTCAACCCGGACTCGGTGGAGGACCGGCGGTTCCGCAACCCGTGGGACCTGTCCGAGGTCCGCACGTTCGGCCGCTCACAGGAGGACGTCGGATACGAGCTGCGGCAGCGCGCGCTCGCCGCGGTGGAGCGCATGTCCGCCGCGACCGACCACATCCGCGGCACCGCGACCAGCATCATCGAGCGGTTCGACGACAAGCGCGGCACGCTGTCCCGCATGTGCCTGGCGACCAGCTCGCCGGTCTACCTGCGCGCCTGGTCCAAGCTCGCAGCGGGCAAGGGCCACATGGTCAGCCCGGAGGAGGCGCAGGCCCTGGAGAGGGCCATGTCCCTCACCGACGCGTCCGGCGGCTACCTGGTCCCGTTCCAGCTCGACCCGACCGTGATCCTCGCGAGCGCCGGATCGAAGAACGACATCCGCCAGGTCGCCCGCTCCGTGGTCGCGACCGGGGACGTCTGGCACGGCGTGTCCGCCGGTGCCGTCCAGTGGCGGTGGGCCGACGAGGCGTCCGAGGCCGGGGACAACGCGCCGACGTTCAACGGCCCGGAGGTCCCGGTCTACAAGGCCGACGGCTTCGTGCCGATCAGCTTCGAGGCGATGGACGACGCGGAGAACGTCACTCAGGAAGTCGGTCTCCTCCTCGCCGCGGGCAAGGACGATCTGGAGGCCGCCGCGTTCGTGAACGGCACCGGGGTCAAGCAGCCGACCGGCATCGTCACCGCACTCGCCGGCACCGCGTCGGAGATCACGCCCACGACGGCCGAGACGTTCACCTCCGGGGACATCTACGCCCTGGACAGTGCGCTGCCCGCCCGCCACCGGCGGAACGCCGCCTGGCTGGCCAACCGGCACATCTACAACCTGACCCGCCAGTTCGACACCTCTGGCGGCTCGGACATGTGGGCGCAGCTCGGCGACGACGTCCCGGCGCAGCTCATCGGCCGGCCCGCGCTGGAGGCCGAGGACATGGACTCCGGGTTCAACCCGGCAGTCGCCGGCGACAACCGGATCGCCGTGTTCGGCGACTTCCAGCACTACGTCATCGCCGACCGGATCGGCATGTCGGTGGAGTTCATCCCGCACCTGATGGGTTCCAACCAGCGGCCGAAGGGCCAGCGCGGTTGGTACGCCTGGTACCGCGTCGGCGCCGACAGCGTCCTCGACGACGCGTTCCGGATGCTCAACGTCCACACCACGGCCTGATCCGGCCGCCAACCCCTGGTGCTCGCTGCGGGCCCCGCTCCTCCCGAGGGCGGGGCCCGTGGCGTTCCCGGAAGGAGAGAGATGGCACTGCGGTGCAAGCGGAGTCTGTCCGCGTACGTGGGCGGTCGGCCCCGGGTAGTGAAGGCTGGCGCCCTGGTCCAGGACGACGACCCGATCGTGCTCGGGCGTGAGTCCCTGTTCGAGTCGGTGGACGGCTACCTGGCGAAGCAGCGACCGGGTGGGGTGGAGTCGGCGACGGCCGAGCCCGGTGAGAAGCGGGACCGAACCACCCCGGCCGAGCCCAAGCCTGCGGCCGGCCGAGGTCGGCCGCGCGGCAGCAAGTAGCGGTGTTCGACCTCGGCGCCACCGTGCGCCTGACGGCCGAGTGCCGGGACCCGGGCGGCGTGCTCACCACCGCGGCGACGGCCACGCTCACGATCACGCTCCCCGACCGCACGACGGCCACGCCCGCGGTGACGACGTCGGGCACGGGTCAGTACCAGGCGGACTACGTCACCACGGTGCCCGGTCGGCACGCGGTGCGCTGGTCGTGGACCGTCCCGGCCGCTGCGTACACGGACGTGTTCGACGTCCAGGAGGAGGCGCCCCCGGCGATCCTCTCCTTGGCCGACGCATGCGAGCACGTCAACGCCAGCGCGCGCGAAGCCGACGAACTGCGCTTCTGGAACTCCGCCACGACCAGGGCGGTGGAGTACTTCACCGGGCCGATCGTGGCCCGGGAGGTTGCCGAGGTGGTTGACGGCGGTGGCGACGTCCAGGCGGTGGTCCTCCGGCATACGCCGGTGCTGGAGGTGCTCGCCGTCGACCAGCTCGGGTCCTGTGGCCGCGCGTACGACATCGAGGCGCTGACGCTGGACGCGGCCACGGGCGTGCTGGCCCGGTACGACCGCGGATGGCTACGCAGGCCGCTGCGCGTCCGGTATGTCGCCGGTCGCACGATCGTCGGGGAGAACATCCTCGGCGCCGCGCGGATCATCCTCGGGCACCTGTGGGACACCCAACGCGCGGGCCGCGGCGGGGCTCTCGCCGGCGGCAGCCAGGACTACGCGGTGAGCCAGCCGATCCCCGGCCTCGGCTACGCCGTACCCAACCGGGCGCTCGAACTCCTCGGCCCCGACCGACTTCCCCCGGAGAGTGGCTGACGTGGCCTCACGAGTCCCTGAACTGATCGACGCCCTGGTGGCCCTGGGCGCTGCCGAGGCGGTGCCGGGCGGCCCGCTAGACGGGGTGGAGGTGTCGGACGGGCCGCAGGTCTCCGGCAGCACCGCACGGGAGTGGTTGCTGGTCGGGTTCGACGGCGACCCCGACGGCAGCTTCGAGTCGGCCTCCACCGTGGGCGGCTGGACCGACTTCGGGTCCGGGCGGGAGGAGACGGTCCAGCTCACCGTGGCGGTGATCGTGACGGTCGGGGACACCGACGTCCGTACGGCCCGTGAGCGGGCGTACGAGATCGCGACCCGCCCGGAGTCGTGGTTCCGCGCGGACCCGACGGTGGGGCTCCGCTCGATGGAGGCCGCGATCGGTGCGAGCCAGCTGGTGCAGGACCAGACCGAACAGGGCGCACAGTGCCGGCTGTTGCTGACGGTGGCCGGCCGCGCATTCACGTAGGAGGAGCGCCGATGGTGCGGATGCGGCATGACGGCATCGAGCAGGAGATCGAGGTCCCGGAGGTGTCCGTGGCCGCGTACGAGCGGAGCGGCTGGCAGCGGGTGGACTCGCAGGCCAGAACTGCGAAGAAGAAGACGGAGGAGAACTGATGTCGGCTACGCCGATTCAGGCGTCGAACAGGTACTACCGGCGCGGCATCACCAAGGTGCTGTGGGCGCCGACAATCGCGAACATACTGGCAGTGACCCGGTCCGAGATCACTGCCAGTATCGCGCTGGAGGGCGAGACCGGCGCCATGGCGGGCTGGCAGACGACCAGCGCGACCGTAGCAACGCCCGCGCTCGGCAGGCGGTTCACGCCAGTGGTTGGCGGAGAGATCACCGCGGCCGACAGCTCGCTGACGTTCTGGGCGTCCCGGGACTCGGACGACGTCAGGTCGGTCCTGATCCGGGAGACTGAGGGCTTCATCATCTGGATGGACGAAGGCGACGTGCCGACCCAGACCATGGACGTCTTTCCGGTGACGGTGACCTCGCAGGCCAAGGTGAGGGACCTCGAAAACGCCAGCCAGATCATGGCCCAGTTCGCCATCACTGGCGAGCCGGCGGAGAACGTGGCGATCCCCGCCCTCACCTGATCCCGTGGCGAACAGCGTTCAAATCCTCGGGACTGGGCAGCTCCTGAGGCTGAGTCGCCGCCTGCGCGCTGCGGGCGGCCCTCGGCTCCAGCAGAACCTGGGCCGCCGCCTCCGCCGGGCCGCTGATCCCCTCCAGAAGGATCTACAACAGGCGATCAAGAGCGTGAAGTTGCCGGGGTCCGGCGGGGGCGCGCGAGGCGGCCACACGCGCACCACGCGCCCCCTGCGGGCCACTCTCGCGGGCGGCATCCGTACGAGCGTCGTCCAGGGCTCACCCCCGGGCGCGCGGGTATGGATGGACACCTCGCGTCTCCCACCGGGCATGCGGACGATGCCGTGGGCGATCGACCAAGGCAAGGTCCGGCACCCGGTGTTCGGCAACCGCTCGGTGTGGACGACGCAGTGGGCGCAGCCCACCGGGTGGTGGTCCCGCACCGTCCAGGCCGACCTCCCCGCCATGCGCGCCGAGGTCGCGCGCATCCTCGGCGACATCGCCGACAGCCTCCAGTAGAAGGACAGTTGCAATGATCGTTTCGTACCGGCAGGACGACGGCACGGTGGAGCGGATCTCCACTGACGACCTGTCCGCCATCGAGTCGGCCGACATCGAAGCCGCAATGGGCGACGTGCCCTGGCGGCGGATCGAGGACCGCCTCCGCGGCCAGGACCCGACCGCGATGCGTGCCGTCGTCTGGGCCGTACGCCGCCGCACCCAACCGGGCCTCGAGTTCGCCGACTGCGACGTGCCGGGCTGGCGGCGCCGCCTCTTCGCCCGCATCGACCGCGCCGAGATCGACGACGTCCTCACCACCCTCATGTCCGAGGCCCTCGCCAAGAACAAGGACTCAGCGATCGACGCGACACTGCCGCACCTGCGGAAGCTCGCCGACGACCAGGCCGACGTGGACCGGGCCCTGGACGCCCTGGGAAAAGGCCACTTGGCGCACCCCCGCCAGGACTCCGAGGACTGATCACCGAGTACCGGTGGCTCCTCGCGCACTACCTGCACATCAGACCGTGGGAGATCCAGCGGCTCTCCGCTGACGAGCTGGAGTCCGCCGTGGCGTGGCTCCGCCGGCACCTCGCCGGGTGATCGCAAGGGGGTGAGCCGCCGTGACGGATCGCCTCACCTTCACTCTGGCCGGCAGGGACGAACTGTCGCGGGTGCTCAACGGCACCGCGGACAGCGCGGACCGGCTGCGGCTGCGGATGGCCGGGATCACCGCCGACAGTGACGGCACGCTGCGTGACTTGCAGGGCCGGTTCCTCAACGCCGACGAAGCAGCGCGGCGGCTGGCCGACACCAGCAGCCAGACACGCGGCAGTCTCACCTCCCTGTCGGACTCGGCGGAGAAGCTCGGCGAGAAGCTGAAGGCGTCGCTGATCACGCTCGCACCGGCGGCGGTGCCCGCGTCGGCTGCGCTTGCCGCAGCAGCGGGCCAGGTGGCAGCGCAGTTTGGTGCCGCGGCCCTCGGCGCTGCCGCGTACGGGATCGCGCTCAAGCCCCAGTTGGCTGCGATCCAGGACGTCACCGCGGCGCAGGACGCGTACGACGACGCGGTGCGCACGTCGGGCACCAGCTCGGCGTCCGCGATCACCGCGCAGGTCGCGTATCAGCAGCAACTCGCCAAGCTCCCGCCCGCGACGCAGGAAGCGGCGGTCGCGCTCGGCATCCTGCGGGACGACTTCCAGGACTGGTCGGACGACCTGTCCGGCGACGTCATGGGCCCGTTCACCAAGAGCCTCGCCGTTGCGGACGCTGTCCTGCCCAAGACGTCCGGACTGGTGCGCGGCGCGTCCACCGACTTCGACCGGTTGATCACCATGGTCGGCGGTGCGATCAGCACACCCGGGTTCGACAGCCTCACGGGTAAGGTCACGACCTTCGCCGACAAGACCATGGATGACGCGGTCGACAGCCTGACCATCTTCCTGGCCAAGGCCGACACCGGTGAAGTCGGCGGCGGCATACAGGAGTTTCTCGACTATGCCCACGCCAACGGCCCGGCCGTCTGGTCCACCCTGGAGCACGTCGGGGAAGCCGCACTGCACCTCCTGGAGGCGACCTCCGACGTCGGTGTCGGGATGCTGGACCTGATCAACGCGTTGTCCGGGATCGTGTCCGCGGTCCCGCCCGAGGCCATCGCCGATCTCCTCCAACTCGCCATCGCGATCAAGGCTGTTCGGCTGGCGAGTGCCGGGGCCGACACGGCGCGGGCTGCCCTGGCCGCGTTGGGTGTGCAGGTCGGCGCGATGCGTACGGCTGCCGCCGGGACGTCCGGTGCGCTGGCTGGCACGACGGCCGCGATCGGGTCGCTGTCGAAGGGTGCGCGGGCGGCCCTGGTCGGCACGGGGATCGGTGTCCTCCTGGTCGTGCTCGACTCCCTGTCGGAGAAGAGTGCGAAGCCGAAGCCCGACGTGGACAAGTTGACCACCTCGCTCGCCACGCTCGGCGAGACCGGCAAGACCACGGGCGAGGCGGTCCGGGTCTACGGCAAGGATCTGGACGGGTTGGGTGACGCGCTCGCGACGCTGGCCAAGCCGTCCGGGCTGGACAAGACGCAGCAGTTCTTGACCCAGTTGATCAACATGGACAGCACGCCGGTGAAGAACGCGAAGGAGGCAATCGGCGGGGTCGATGACGCGCTCGCCAACCTGGTGTCGGAGGGCAAGGCGGACCTGGCAGCCGCCGCACTCGCCAACATCGAGACGCAACTCCGTAAGCAGGGGTTCACCGCCGATGAGGTGGAGGGGCAACTCGACGACTACAAAGCCGCGCTGGCGGGCCAGGCCCTGGAGCAGCGACTGGCCGCCGAGAGCATGGGTCTGTTCGGGGACCAGGCGCAGGAAGTACAAACCAAGCTCGCCGATCAGAAGGAGAGTGCGGACGGACTCCGGCAGTCGATCGAGGCGCTGAACAACGTCCAGCGTGAGGGCCTCAGCGGCATGATTGGGTTCGAGGCCGCGATCGATGCCGCGAGCAAGGCGGCATCGGAGAACGCCGGCGTTCTCGACATGCAGAACGGCAAGCTGTCGCTGGGCACCGAGAAGCAACGGACCGCGGCACAGGCGCTCAACGACCTCGCCGCGAAGACGGACGATGCCGCTGCCTCGGCAAGGGAGAACGGCGCGTCGTGGTCCGAGGTGAACGGGATCTACGACCAGGGCCGGAAGGCGCTGATCAAGAGCGCCACCCAGATGGGCCTCACCACCAGTGAGGCCCGGAAGCTGGCAGACCAGATCCTCTCCACCCCGGACAAGACCGCGAAGCTGAAGGGGAACCTGGAGGACCTGAAGGACAAGCTGGCCGATGCGAAGAAGCGGCTGGCAGCGGCACCGTCCTCGAAGACCGCCAAGATCCGGGGCGAGATCTCAGACCTGCAAGCGAAGATCGCCGCAGCCAAGAGCGCGATCTCTGGGGTCCACGGGAAGACCGTGGCGATCAACATCGTCACCACGCACACCACGAGCGGAGAGGTGTTCCACGAGGGTGGGCAGTACGCGCATGGCGGGCTGATTCACCGGGCGAGCGGCGGCCCGATCCCCGGGTTCGACGACGGCGGCCACGTTCGCGGACCGGGCACCGCCACGTCGGACAGTGTCCTCATGTGGGGCTCCACCGGCGAGTTCATGATGCGCGCTGCCGCAGTCGACAAGTACGGCCTGGCCGTCATGGAGGCCATGAACGCTGGCACCCTCCCGGTGCCCGGCCGGTCCGCCAGCCCCGGGCTCGCCGCCGCGGCGGCCCCCTCCTCGACGTCGACCGCCGCCGTGGCCTCGGCGCCGGTGACGTACAACGTCTACGCCCGGTCGAGCGTGATCGACGTCGGTGACCTGCAACTGCTCACCCGGCAGGAAGAGGCGCGGCAGCGCGTAGGGAGGCCGAGGTAGATGCCCCTCATCACAGCGCCGGTCACCACCGACCCCGGGACCCCGGTTGACCCGGGCACACCGGTGGATGTCCCGGAGATCGGCTATGCGGTCATCACGTACGTGGACCCGACCGGGGAGCGGTGGACGCTCACGGATCTCCGGCTGGACTGGTACGCGCTGGCGGAGGGCGTGTCCGGACTCGGTGCGGCGTCGTACGTGCTGACGTCGGACGATCACCCGCGGGGCGGGGCGCGGCTGCGGTGGGTGCAGCCGCAGGCCCGCACGATCGTGCTGCCGATCCTCGTCACCGGCGCCGACCACATGGCGTTCACGACGAACTGGCGAGCCCTGGCCTCAGCCTTCACGCGGACGCTGAGGCAACAGCCGGACGGGTCGCGTACGCCCGGCACCCTGGAGGTGGCCCGACCGGACGGCACCGTGCGAACCATCCCGGTGTACTACGCCAGCGGGTGGGACGGCCGCGGGCAGGTGGCGACCGGCATCACCTGGGACTCCGCTGTCCTCACCCTGTGGTGCGAGGAGCCCTACTGGGCGGACGCGGAGCCGGTGGTCGTGCACCGAGAGACGGGGGCGCAGGACGACTACCTGGTGCCGTACCCCACGGTGTCGTCCGGCCAGGTGCTCGGCGCCACGACCGTGGTGAACCCTGGCGATGTGGACGTCTGGCCGACCTGGGTGATCAGCGGACCAGCGGCGGAGATCACGTTCACGCGGGACGACACCAACGAGTCCTTCACGCTGGCGATGGCCGATACCTCTCACGGGGAGCTGCTGGCAGGCGAGACCGTCACCGTGTCCACCGACCCTCCACGGGTCCGGTCGTCTACCGGGGAGAACTTGGTGGCCGGCCTCAACTGGCCCGCAGCGGTGCTGTGGTCGCTGCCCCCGGGTGAGACCGGGGTGACGTTCCAGCTCGACGGCGCCGAGGTGGGAAGCGCTGTGGACCTGACGTTCCACCCGAGGTACGAGACGGCATGATCCAACTCCTCGCCACCGACAAGAACTTGACCTTCCTCGGGGACCCGATCACCGGGTGGACGAAGCTCAGCGCATCGCTCAACTTCAATGCGCCAGCCTCCGGTTCGGTGACGGTGCCCGCGCGGCCGGAGGTGATGCAACTTCTCCAGCCTGGCAACCGCCTGGTGGTGATCCGCGACGGCGCGATCTGGTGCGCGGGTCCCATGGAGGAACCGCAGAACTACACCTGGGACCTGGCCGAGAACTCAGGTTGGGGCACGGTCACAGTCAGTTTCAGCGACGACCTGGCCCGGGTCGCCGGGTACCTCACCTACCCCGAGCCCAGCAAGAGCTTCGCCGCGCAGACGACGACCAGCGACGTCGTCCGGCAGATCGCGGCGGCGAACGCCGAGGTCATCATCCGCACACTGGTGAACGAGAACTGCGGGCCCGGCGCGCTGGCGGCCCGCCGCATCGAGCGCCTGGTGCTCGGCGCCGTCGCCGGGGTCGGCACCACCACGTCGATCTCCACCCGGCTGGAGGCGCTGTTGGACGCGTGCCGGACGGTGGCCGCGAAGGACGGGCTCGGCGTCCGTACCCGCCAGGTCGGCGACCAGATCCTGTTCGAGGTGTACGCCCCGACGGACAGGACGGGCACGGCCCGGTTCTCGCAGGGGCTCGGCAACCTGCGCGCCGTCAGCTTCACCCTGGCGGCTCCCGCGGCCACCAGCGAGTTGGTCCAGGGCGGCAACGACCCGGCGGACGACACGGCCAACCGCCGCGTGTACGTGGAGGTGGCCAGCGGTGCGGCTGCGACCTGGTACCGGGTGGAGGCCCTGGTCGAACAGACGGGTACCGCTGACGACTCGGGCGGTGAGCTGACGCAGGCGGGAACGCTGGCGCTCGGCGACGACAACCCGACCGCGAGCCTCAGCACAACAACGGTGGACACCCCCGACCTCAAAGCCGGCCGCGACTTCGGCTTGGGCGACCGCGTGACCGTCGCACTGCCCACTGGGCTGGAGGTCGCCGACATCGTGCAGCAGATCAGGCTGGACGCGACCCCCGATGACGGCGAGCTGGTGACCTCGGTCATCGGCTCCAGCGACAGCACCACGACGACGGCCACGGTGCGCATGATCCGCCAACTGGCCAAGCGACTCGGACGACTGGAAGCGAGGTAACAACGCGATGGCGCAGGACAGTTGGCCGAGCCCCACGCACAACGCGAGGGCGGTGACCGATGCCGAGTACGAGCAGGTTGCCGCCCTTTTCTCTGGTGATGGCGTGTGGGGCGACCCGAGAGACGCCCAAGTAGTGTCCGCCGGGACCGGTCTGCAAGTCACGATCCGCGCGAACGTGTGGGCCTCGGTACGCGGGCAGGTGTGGACGTCGGGCACGAGTGCGTTGACGTTCGACATCGCCCCGAACGCGGGCACCACGACCCGGTGGGATCGGGTTGTACTGCGGTTGGACCGGTCGACGTGGACCGTGCGAGCGGTGGTAAAGCAGGGTGTTGCGGGAGCTGGAACGCCTTCGGTCACTCGGGACTCGGGGACCACGGGTGTGTGGGAGGTGTCTCTCGCTACGCTCTCGATCACGGCTGGCGCAACCTCGGTGGGGCTGTTGCGGGCCGAGCAGTACGTTGGGTCCCGCGTCCGCCCGTGCACCGGAACGTCGTTGCCGTTGTCGCCTGCGCTCGGCGAACTCGCGTACGAGTTCGACACAGGCGAATTGATCATGTTCAACGGGACGATCTGGGTCACGGTCTACAGCTACTCCGGCATCGTGAACTGCAATGCCTCACTGTCCGCGTGGGACGTGGCGACGGACTCCGTGCTGGAGGAGAAGAACGGCACGGTGAGTCTCCGGATGGGGTCGTTCACGCGCGCGGCTGGCGCGCTGCCCGGGGCCACCACCTCTCGGCTGCCCTGCCAGATCCCCGCCCGGTACCGGCACGCCACGCGAGATCAGTATGTGACCGGCTACGTCACCGGCCTCCAGGTGTGCCGCATCACGATCTACTCCGCAGCGACCGACACCCCCGGGCAGGTCTGGCTGACGCAGCATCCCAGCATCGACAAGGACGACAGTGTCCTGACGTCCGGCATCTCGTGGGTGGTGAACTGATGGCCAGGTTCGAGTACGGAGCGGGCAGCGCGGATTACCTCGTGGCGCCCTCCGATGGACAGTGGGCGGTTGGCCAGGGTGTGAGCTGTACCTTCTGGTCCGCGCAGGTAGACGGGGCGCAGTACACCAATCTGCTGAACGCTGGGCTGGAGCCGATCACCAGCGTGGTCAGCGACGAGTACGGGGCGCTGCCGCGGTTCTGGGGCCCGGACGGTGTCGTGAGTATGTGGGCGGACGCGGGCGGCGGCCGGAGGGTCTACCTCGACGCGCACAACGCTGGCGGCACTCAGGGGCCACCCGGCGTCATCCAGTCGATCAACGGTGTCAGCGAGGCGAACATCGAGCTGGACGCCGCCAGCGTTGGCGCCCTGCCGGTGACCGGCGGTGCTCTCCAAGGCGAGGTCACCACCAACCTGACCGGCCGCGCCGCGTACCTGAAGGTGACTTCGGACGAGGACCATGCGGTCACGATCTACCAGGCGTCCACGACCGGTGTTGATGTGGCCGCCGCGCTCAACGTCGCCAGCGACAACCGCGAGTCCAGCGCGATGTACGTGCGCGGTCACGAGCTGGCCCGCGGCACCCTGAAGATCGCGCACCTGAACGGCGGCACGGCGGTCGACGCCGACGCCTCCGCGGCCGCGATCTCCGTAGACCTCCAGTACGGCGACCAGACGGGCACGGCCGCCCAGGGCCTGTTCATCACGGCAACCACCGGGCCAACCACCGGCAACCTGATCACGGCGCGCAACAACGGGCGCGACGACTTCGTGGTGAAGGGGAACGGTGCCGTCGGCATCCGCGTCCCCACCGGGCACGTCCCGGCCGGCGCCCTGGAGGTGGCGCAGGGCGACAACACCACGGTGGGCCTGGCGCTCGCCCCGTACTCCTCGACGGCGGCTGACGTCCTCCAGATGAAGGACTCGGGGGGCAACCTGCGCTTTCAGATCAGCGCCGGTGGCAACACAGTGCTGCGCGCGGTCGCCTTCCTCACAGCGAGTGTCCAGCTCGGCGCCACGTCTGCGGACATCGGCGGAGCAACCGGCGCTGTGATCAGCATGAAGAACGCCACGACCGCGCCGTCAACGAACCCCACCTCGGGCGCGATCGTGTACGTGCAGGGCGGATACCTCAAGGCCCGCGCAGCCGACGGCACGATCTTCGACACGACGAAGCGCACCGTCACCGGGTCGCGGGCGAGCGGGGCCGCGCTGACCTCCCTCCTCGCCGCGCTCGTCTCGACCGGCCTGATCACCGACACCACCACTGCGTAGGAACGGACCGTCATGAGCGACGTCATCACCAACCCCGACTCGACTGCCGCCGACCTGGCGGCCGCGCGCCGCCTCCTCGCCGCGGACCAGGAGGAGCGCGTCCAAGCGTGCGTCGCCGAGGTGGAGGAGGTGCTCGCCCGGCACGGGATGCGGCTGCACATCGCGACGCCCACCGTGGCGGTCGTCCCGCAGTAGTTCGCCCGCCCCGCCTTCACCGCCGCCCCCGTGCCGATCCGGCCGGGGGCTTTCTGCTGCCCGAGAACGGAGCACCATGACCCAGACCCGCCCCGGCTTCCGCCGGTTCGAAGAGGACCCGTTCGCGCCGTACCGGCTCGGCCGGCACCAGGTCCACTCCTGGCTCCTCCCCGAGCGCCGCGCCATCGTCCGGTCGACGGCACCGCTGACCAGCGTCCAACACACCGAGATGCAGGACCCGTTCGACCAGGGCGACATCGGGTCGTGCACGATGAACGCCGCATACGGGACGCTCGCCACGGCGCCGTTCGCCGTCGCCCGTACCTCGTACAACCAGGGCATCATCCAGGCCGGCTACCGGCTGGAGACCCGGCTCGACGACTCCGAGATACCCGGGCACTGGGAGCCGGACGACACCGGTTCCACCGGGCCGTGGTCGATGACCGTGCTCCAGCACCTCGGCCTGATCAAGTCGTGGCAGCACACCACCGACCTGGCGACCGCGCTGCGTCTCCTCGCCACAGCGCCGATCTCCATCGGTGTGACCTGGTGGAACAGCTTCTTCACGCCGGACAAGGACGGCGTCCTGGTCCTCGACGAAGCGTCGGGTGTCGGCGGCGGCCACCAGGTTGCGGTCACCGGTCTCGACGTGGAGGGGCGGCGCGTCCGGGTCCGGAACTCCTGGGGCACGAGCTGGGGCGAGGCCGGCCACGCCTGGCTCCCCTTCGACATCCTGTCCGACCTCCTGGACGACGGCGGCGATGTCGTCCAGCCGATCCGCTGAACACGGCAGAAGGGACAAGACCCATGACCACCTGCAACGGCATTGACGTGTCGTCATACCAGGGCGCCCAGGACTGGGCGGCCCTGCGTAAGGGCGGCCTGGCGTTCGCCATCGCCAAGGCGTCCGAGGGCCAGACCACCCGGGACACAGCGTTCGCCGGCCACATCAAGGGCATCATCGCCGCCGGTCTGATCCCGGGCAGCTACCACTTCGCCTGGCCGAACCAGAGCGCGGCGAAGGAGGCAGCGAACTACATCGCCGCCGTGCGGTCGGTGGCATCCGGCCAGGGCGCCTACATGCACTGGCTGGACCTGGAGGAGTACGCCGACGGGCGGAACTACTCCGGCGCCACGGCCGCCGAGATCAAGGCGTACGCGGCCGCGTGGGTCAAGGCCGTGCAGGCTGCGTTCCCGAAGCACCGGGTCGGCATCTACACCTCGGGCTCCGACCTCGCGGCCGGCCGTGTTCCGGCCGGAGTGTCCCTCTGGTACCCGGCCTACCCGGGGTCGAGCTGCGACAGCTACGCCGAGGCCGCCGCCCACACACGGCCGGCCCCGTCCGGACGGACGGTCAGCCTGTGGCAGTTCACGAGCACACCGCTGGACCGGAACATCGCCTACATGTCCGCCTCCGCCCTGCGGAGTTGGGCGGGCGGATCGGCGACGCTTCCGTCCGTCGACCTCTCGAAGGTCATCGCCGCGGCGAAGACGGACCCGGGTGCCAAGCAGGGGCACCAGACCTACGCGGCCGGAGTGAAGCTGGTGGAGGCCGCGCTGCTCAAGCTCGGCTACCTCGGCAAGGCGTACGCGTCGGACGGCTCGTTCGGGTCGGTCACGGTGGCTGCGTACGCCGCGTGGCAACGACACCTCGGCTACTCCGGTTCCGACGCCGACGGCATCCCCGGGTCCGCGTCCCTCACACAGCTCGGTTCCAAGTCCTCTCTTTTCAAGGTGGTGGCGTGATGTCGGTGTCCGAGGCCCAGTGGGTGCAGCTCGGGACGAAGGCCGGCCTGGCGGCCGGTGGCGCGGCCGTCGCCGTGACGATCACGGAGATCGCGAACTGGTCGGTGTGGTGGTCGGCGGCGGTGCTGCCGCTGCTGGCGCTCGCGCAGTCGTGGCTGTCGCAGCGGGCGGCCCGTGCGCTCGCCCGCCGCCGCGCGATCCGGAGGGGTGGTCGGCCGGCATGATCGATTCGGCGAACGCGTGGGTGGCCCTCGGCGGCGGCCTGGTCGCGGTCGTCGCCGGTCTGGTCGCGCTGGTTCGATGGGTGCGCGCTGCCTCCCGGGCGTTCGCCGATTTCCTGGAGGACTGGCGGGGCGAGGCTGGCCGCCCCGGTGTGCCAGCCCGGCCCGGCGTGATGGAGCGGCTGGCGGCGATCGACCGTCGGGTGGAGACCGTGGACGACCGGGTCCAGGCGGTCGACGTTCGGCTCCGGGCAGTGGAGCACGAGCTGTACCCGAACAGCGGGGGGTCCATCCGGGACGCACTGAACCGCGTCGACCGCCGCACCCGACATGCGATCCCCGTGCCCGAGGAAGAGTGAGAAGCGCCCCCGTCCCCCGCTTTGGCGGGAGGGCGGGGGCGCTTTCGCCATGTGCGCTGCTATTCATAAACACTCAAGAGCGATAAGAGATCTGGCTATTCCGAACAAGGGGCAGCCGGGCCGTTCATGAGCCGTCTACTCTTCGAGCCGAAGGTCTATCTGCCCATTGAAAGGAGGTACACGTGGGTAGGCACCGCCGCTCCGACAGCGGTGGAGGTTCCGCACGCCAATCGTTGATCATCATCCTGAAGCTGGCCGGCTACTTGATGATCCACATCTGGCTGAACTCCACCGACAACTGAGGCACCGGCCTCCACCGCCGCCGGTGAGCCGAGGCAGGATCGAACGACTTGTGTCGTACGCCCCAACCTTGGCTCACCGGTACCTTAGCCAAGTGCAAGAACTCTTGCACTGGAAACGTGGTGAAATCACGATCCGTGAACTGAATCCGCGTGGAAGCAAATCGGGGGAGGCATCCAAATCTCCAGCGGGAAACCAAACCGCAGCCGCCGACCAAATGGTTTCGCCACCGAGCAAACCGAATGTGGTCCAACCTCCAAAACCGCTGATGAGCGCCCGGGTGCGAGTTCCCTGCTGGCGTACCAGGCTGGGGCCATGGTCACCACTCCGCCTGTCGTCGTCTACCCGCCGTCGCCCGAGGGCGGGGGCCGCCGTGTCCGCGTGGACGGATCGATCCTCGGCACCGCCTACTCGCTCCGGGACCTGGTCGCGTTCCTCCAGACCGCCGGCCTCCAGAGCGTGGACGAGCTGGACGTTGCCGGGTCCCCGCTGATCGATTGGCGCGGTGGCGGCCCCGATGTGTGGGCCACCGAGTAGGCGACCCGCAGTTGTTCAACCTAGGAACGGTCTAGGTTGAACTGGCCAACCTCGGAACGTTCCTAGGTTCAGCGCAGCGAGTCCAGCGCCTTGACAACCAGGGCACGCGCCTCCGCCCCGTACACGGCCATGCCGCGCAGCTCCTCGAACGCGCTCAGGTAGAGGGCGATCTCGCTGGGCTGGGTGATGTTCACCTGTGCGGACAGCAGCTCGACGGACACGAGGGTGTCGTCGTAGACGTGGAACAGCTCCTGCGGCCACAGGAGCCGCTCAGGGGTGGCGGCCGGGATGATGCCGAGCGACACCGACGGGAGCGCGCCAGCGGTGAGCAGGTAGCCGAGTTGAGCAGCCATCGTGTCTTGGTCGCCGAGCTGGTAGCGCAGGACGCCCTCCTCGATGACGAGGACGAACCGGTGCCCCGACTCATGGATGATCTTGGACCTCTCGACTCGCGCCGCCGCGGCGCTCTCAGCATCGTCGGGGATGTCGAGCAGCCGGGCGTTGCTGCCGAGCAGGGCGCGGCTGTAGCCCTCGGTCTGGAGGAGTCCGGGGACGAGGGTCGGGGAGTAGATCCTGAACAGCCCGGTGGCACGGAACAGTTGCACGTAGCTGTCCTGGAGCTGCCGCAGGCCCATGCGGGTGCGCCGACGCCATTCGGTGTACTGCGACTCTGCGTTGAGGGACGCTGCCACCAGATCGGCGGCACGCGCCTCGGCCCCGCAGCTCGCTGTCCATCTCCGGATATCCGTAGGTGAGGGAGGCGTCTTGGCGTTCTCGATGCGGGACGTCTTGGCGTGGTGCCAGCCGCACAGGCTGGCCAGCTCTGCAACCGTCAAGCCCGCGTCCCGGCGGATGGCGCGTAGTTGCGCGGCCACGCTTTCGCGCGCGGCCTGCGCCGAGGACGACGGAGAGAGGGGCATGAGCTGGCCTGTCTGCTGCTGGCGGTCAGTGGATCTCGTACTGGTCGTGCGGGATGCCGCGCTCCCACACAGTCTCGAAGGCGGCCACGCACTGCTTGACGACGGCGGGCTCGGTACGGAGTTCGAGGGGCGGATCAGCCCAGTCGCCGTCACCGCTGAAGTGGTTGAACAGGACGCGGGCCCCGTCGAAGATCCACAGGTCGGCGCCGGGCAGGAGTAGGTCGACGGCCTGGCGCCGGGGCAGCCAGCGGACTTCCTCGCCAGCGAGAACGTTGACGCTGGTGCCGGCGTGCTCGTACCGGATGTAGTCAGTGACCGGTTCGGAGACGATGCGGGCCCGGCGCACGGTGACGCCGCGGGCTGTGGTCCGCCGGATCAGGTCCACCCACGGAGCCCAGTAGGCGGAGCCAGAGTCGGCGTCCCGCCGGCCTGTTGCCTTCCACTGCTGGTAGTCGTCCATCTCGTCACCGACCCCGTAGGCGTCGCGCATCTCCAGGTGCACGGCCGACTGCTGGGCAGCTTCGAGCAGTTCGTCAAAGCGCAGCTCGCTCTGCGGCATCGCACGCCTCCCTCAGAAGCGGGACAAGATGGACGGGGACTCGGATGACGGCCTCGTTGGCGGGGATGCCCTTGTCGTGGCCGGGCGCGGTGTTCTCCTGGCACAGTTCGCGGGTCCGGTCGTCGGCGGTGTAGCTCTGGAGCACGATGTCGGCGGTCGCCGTGTCGACCCACGCCGTGGGCGACCCGCTCTGCCCGGTGTTCGGGTCGATGCCGATGAAGAGTAAGGCCATGACGTTCCTCTCTTGATACCGAGTGCACTGATGTGCACCACGGTCACTCGCCCGCCCCGCTGGGTCAAGGTCGCGAACTGGCCGTGCTACTTGGCCAAAGAGTCGTGCGCACAACGGTGCACATCGCTGGCTCTGGTGCACAGTGCGCTTCTAGCGTCAAGGGCAACGAAAATCCCGGCGACCGTGTGACCGGCCCCGGGCGTGGCCAACGCTGTGACTGGAGCGTCGACATGGAGCAAGCTACCGCCCCACCCCCCGTGCCCGTACCCCCGGCGTTGGTCGTTCCGGACACCATCACCGAGCGCCAGGCGCGCGGCGCCGACTGCGCCTGGTGCGGGCACTCCCTGACGGGCGGCGCTGCCGACCTCGGCGAGCGGATCGTGGACGGCACCCGACAGTTCCCCCGTGCCTGCCCACCATGCCTGACTACCGCCCGCATGGAAGCGCTGATCGCGCACTGCACGAGCTGCAAGGAGTGCCGACGCGGGCAGGACGCGCAGTGCCCGACCGCCGACGCTCTCGTGCACGCGTGGTCGATGGCGTTCCGGGCGTCGCGATGATCTGCGACCGCTGCGCGCAGCCGATCCGGCCCGATGAGAAGAGCACGACGCGGAACATCGAGACGGGCTCAGGAGCCGGTGGGCACATCACGATCCACGCGGTGCCGTGCCGGTCCGCACAACAGCAGACGTATCCACGGAGCCCGTGGTCGTAGGACTTCATGAGCCCTCGTGTTCGCCCAGGCCGACCCGGGCGAACACGAGAAGGGGCGGCCGGTCTCGCACTGCGGCCGGCCGCCCTCCAGGACCTGACGACCACTCGGGGGCTGCTCACCCTGGAGGACCGGGCGGTCGTCGGAGGGTGGGGCGGTCGACCTGTATCTGCGCGCGGGCTGGCCGCCCCTCTACTGCACCAGCTCGGAGACCGGAACGCGGAGCACGCGAGCCAGCCGTAGCAGGGTGTAGAGCGTCGGGTTGGCAGTGCCGGCCTCGATCTCCTGGAGGGACCACCGGCTGACGCCCGCCGCCAGGAGGAGTTCCTCCTGGGTCATGCCCCGATCCTGACGCGCAGCACGTATGCGGTCGCCGAGGGCGCGGCTGCGGAGGAGGAGCCAGGCGTCTTCGTCGGGATCGTGGTCGTGCACTCGACACACGCTGTTGCGGCCGTGATCATTAGTCAGCCCGGTAAACCAGGCATTTTTGGATCTTGCTCTACCGACTGCTGTCGGCGGAGTGCCAGCCCCCGGGACCGCGACCCGGGGCAAGCGGCCGGATGAACTGCCTCTCCAGTGCCGCTCCAGCGCCGCCCCGTTGCGACCGGGGCGGCGCTGTCGTCTGCGGGGACGACCCTCGCCGAATCTCGCGACGAGGGGCGCCCCCTCCGACCGAGTCCTCCCGAACTCCGGCCGGCCTGTCTGGGGCATTGCCTCAGACGGACGGAATGATCACGTCCGCCTCCCCTACGCCACACCATACTCACCGGTTACGGTCATGCACACGCAGTAGATGGCGCGTACACAGTGCCTCCGCCTCATGTCCTCATGGGTTCGCACACGCGTCCGTACCAGGCCATCAACTGGAACGTGGTCTCGCACCCGGCTGCTTCTCGGGCGGCAGCCAGCTGGCCCGCCACGGCACGGTCGCTGAGCCCGATGCGGGAACCCACCTGTCGCTGCGAGTAGCCAGCGGACAGCTCGGCCAGGATGCGCCGCTGGCGTTCCGTAATCGGCTGCTCGTTCGCCTCGCGCAGGTCCTGCCACCGGGTGGCGCCGTTCCAGGCGTGCTCGAAGACCTGGCGTGCCCACGCGACTGCGGCCCGGTCGCTCACGTGCCAGCCGGCGTTGCCCTCGGCGTCAGCGACAACGTGGTTGTCGATGAACAGGTGGCGGCCGTCGATGATCACCATGCGGGGGCCAGGAGTTGCACTCCCTCGCACCTCTGCGCCGTCGGTAACGAGTTGCTGCGCGTACTCCCGGGTCTGGGCGTGATCGTGCGCGCTGCGGTGGTACAGGCTGCGGACACGGACACCGCGGCGCAGGGCGCTGCGCGTGCGTTCCACTCCCATGCGCAGTATCTCGGGATCGCGGTCGGCGGGCTCGGCCGGCTGGACCGTGAGGAACTCTGTCGTGGCCGCGGCGCCGATCTCCCCGAGGCGCGCGTTCATCTGGGTGGCCCCGGGGAGGAACTCGCTGCCCGGGCCACCGTAGAAGCGGTGGGGGTCGTAGTCGTCGGCCAGGGCTTCGACTGCGGGGACGGTTCGCAGGCGGTCCACCAGGGCGGTGAGATCCCGCAGCGCGGACGCGGTGAGGTCTTGGGCTGCGGCTCGGGGGTCGTGGGGGATGTAGCGGCCCGGTCCCGCGTAGGGATCGGCATCGATGAGTCCTGCTGCGAGGAGACGCTCCAGCGACTGACCGGGCCGCGGCTGCCGCCCGGCGGCGATGAGTCGGTAGTTCGCGAAGTCCCCTTCGTGTAGGGGGAGTTCACGATCTTCTTGGTCCAATTCGCCCACGGTTCCCCCTCGTTGTTATGCAGGATCATGCACGTGCACGATTCTGCACCGTGAGCCTCTTGGATCACACCCCTGTCACGTGTCACTCTGGTGAGGCAGTCGTTCGCAAGCTTGTTCGATAAGGGGTGTTCACATGTCCAGGTTCCGTACAGCGGTCGCGTCCGCTCTCCTGGCTGGCCTGGCTGTGGCCATTCCGGTCAGCGCCGTTGCCGCCCCGCAGCACCACCACCGCGCGACCGCGGCCGACATCGGATGGGGCTCGGCCCCTGCCGACCCGACCAGCACCCCGAGCCCGGAGGCATCCGCGACCGCGGCGGCCGACACGACGGCACAGGACATCGGTTGGGGCTAACCAGACCACCGCCTTGGTGCTCGGGAGGCCCAGGGCGGAAAGCACTTCGCCCCCTGCCGCGAGAATCGGCAGGGGGCGAAGTGCTGCCCACCATACGAGAAGTGGCGGTTGTGTAGCTATGGGCTGGCCGTGCAGGAAGTTGCGCACGCGTACCGGCTCGGGCCGCCGTCCGGATGCAGCAGGAAGTTACGGGGTAGTAGTGGGGTACCGCCTGTAGAAAATGTAGATGGCCGGTAGATCCAGTGGATCTACCGGCCATCTGACCAGGCGTTACGCCGCTGTGGGGCTAACAGGATTTGAACCTGTGGCCTCATCCTTATCAGG